GGTACAACACCACTATTCATAGTAGCATCAGGACAGGATAAGACAAACGGAGCAGGCGACAGCACAGCGACAGGAACACAAACTGCAAACGCCAACACTGCTTTCTTGATCTCATCTCAAAGAGAATTAACAGAGACTTTCGGAGATCCGAAATTCTACACAGACGCATCAGGAAATAGCCTTAACGGTTATGAACTGAATGAATATGGCCTACAAGCGGCTTACTCATTCTTGGGCGTGGCCAACAGAGCTTACGTTTTAAGAGCAAACGTAGACTTAACAGAATTAGCAGGAAGTGCCTCAGCACCAACTGCCAACCCAACAGATGGAACATACTGGTTTGACCTTGCATCAACTAGCTATGGTATATTTGAGTGGAGTCAAACAAATCAAGCGTTTACAACGATCGCACCGACTTTGATCACTTCAGTTTCTAACCTGGTAGGAAACAGTTCAACAGGTGCACCTAAAACTTCGGTTGGTGCAATAGGCGATTACGTTATAAACACAACACACGTTTCAAACAAAATATATTACAAAAACTATGCGAATGCTTGGGTACAATTAGGATCTAATGCTTGGCATAACTCACATCCAATATTTGAAGTTACTACAGGTACAACTGTAACCAACGGTCACACAATGGTTATCAATGGTACAACTGTAACGACAGGCGGTACAGCTTTATCAGATGTTGCGGCGGCTATCAACTTATCAAGTGATGGTGCAGACGGTGTGGCATTAAATGGTATATCAGCCGCAGTTGATTCGGTATCTGGAAACTTGAAAATTTTCCATAACGGAACTGACCTAGGCGATTCATCAGCAGGTACAAATACAATTAGAATAGAAGAAGGTACAGGCTTATTGGCTTCTCTAGGAATTACAGCAGGCACTTACAATGGTGCTCAGTTCCTACAGGCATCACACACTTCAAGACCTACTTGGAAGACAGCAGATCAAAACAGACCATCAGGTTCGATTTGGTTTAAAACTACAACAGCGAACGCAGGTGCAAACCTTGTTGCTAAACTTTACAGCTCGGCTAGTGGAAGTTTCTCAACAGTAAGTTCTCCATTGTATGCTTCTCACCAATCGGCAATATACAACACAGATCCATCATTAGGCGGAACTGGTGTAGGCGCAGGTACATTATACGCACAGTACAATATAACTGAAGCAGACAACACATCACCAAACGAAGGCAATGCTTTAGGTGATTTCCAATTCTTCAGATACGAAGGCGGAACAACAGTTATCTCATCCAAGACTACTGCACCGAGCTTTACTGCAAATGAAACATTCACAGTTAGAGAATCATTAAAGAACCAAGAAGCATTAGACACTGCAAAAACAGTTACTATGATTTCTGGAGATGGTTCAACACTAGGTGATGCAGATGATTTTGTAACAGCATTTACATCAGCTGGCTTTACTAACTTGACAGCGGAAGTTATCGGCTCTGGACAGTACGCAGGTGCAATACAAATTACACACAAATTAGGTGGTGAGTTTAGAATGAACAACCTATCAGGTGATCCATTAGGAGATGCTGGTATAGGTACAGGTACAGCACACGCTTACGGATCTTTCACAGCAGGTTCAAGCACTTTAATTGACAACTTATATGTTACTCCGGCAGGAGATTCAGGAGACTCAACTGTGGGTAACGAAGTATTAGCAAGTAACTGGAAAAGATTAAGCTACACGGCTTCAACAAATGCACCAACTAATGAACCGGCAGATGGTACATTATGGTACAACACTTCAGTTGACGAAGCTGACATCTTGGCACACAACGGAACAACTTGGGTAGGATACCTAACTGCGTATTCAACTACTGATCCGAATGGTCCACAGTTTAGTGCAACAGCACCTACTACACAGTCAGATGCTACCCCACTAGTGACAAACGATTTATGGATTGACACTAGCGATTTAGAAAACTATCCTAAACTTTACAAGTACAATACAGCGGCAACATTAAGTTCAACTAACACATCAAACAGTGTGGCAGTTACAACTTCAGGAGCGGCTTGGGAACTTATAGACAAAGCAGACCAAACTACAGAAGATGGTATCGTTTTTGCAGATGCAAGATGGCACACATCAACTGAAAAGAATGCTGATAATAGCACACAGGCAGGAACAGCTTCATCAATAAAAGACTTATTGACAGATGGCTTCCTAGACCCAGATGCACCAGCACCATCTTTATTCCCACAAGGTATAATGCTTTGGAACACTAGACGTTCTGGATACAATATTAAGGAATACAAAAACAATTACATAACAACAGCAAAATATCCTGGTTCAGGATCAAGCGGTTTAGGTAACATCAGATTCAACAGTAACGAATCTGTTGCAGGTTACTACCCAGACAGATGGGTTTCTAAATCGGCTAACAACGCAGACGGTTCTGGAACTTTCGGAAGAAAAGCACAGAGACAAGTTGTTGTTGCACAATTAAAATCAGAGATCGACACTAACCAAGCAATCAGAGAAGACCAAAGAGGTTACAATGTTATTGCTGTACCTGGTTACCCAGAGTTGATTTCAAACATGATTAACTTGAATACAGACAGAAATCAGACAGCGTTTATAGTTGGTGATACACCTTTAAGACTAGAAGGTACAGCAACTTCAATCCAAGATTGGGCTAACAACTCAGCCGGAGCACTGGACAACGGTGAAGACGGTCTTGTAAGTGCAAGTGATTACTTGGGTGTGTTTTATCCATCAGGTTTGACAACAGACAATTCAGGAAACTCTATTGTTGTTCCAGCATCACATATGATGATGAGAACATTAGCAAACAATGATAACCTTGCTTTCCCATGGTTCGCACCAGCAGGAACAAGAAGAGGTATCGTTGACAATGCAACAGCAGTTGGTTACATAGAAGCATCAACAGGCGAGTTCGAAACAATATCTGTAACGGAGTCAGTGAGAGATTCAATGCACAGTGTTAAAGTTAACCCAATTACGTTCTTCTCAGGAGCAGGGATTGTTAACTTTGGTAACTTGACTAAGACATCATCAAGTTCAGCTTTGGACAGAATAAACGTTTCAAGACTAGCAGTCTTCCTAAGAACACAGTTAGACGCAATCGGAAAACCGTTTATCTTTGAACCAAATGATCAACTAACAAGAAACGAAATCAAACAAGCAGTTGAATCTTTCTTATTAGAACTTGTTGGACAGAGAGCATTGTATGACTTCTTGGTAGTTTGTGATGACACAAACAACACACCTACTAGAATAGATAGAAATGAACTGTACGTGGATATTGCAATTGAGCCAGTTAAATCAGTTGAATTTATTTACATACCGTTGAGAATCAAAAACACAGGAGAAATTGCAAAATTAGGGAACTAATTTTCGATAAATAGGAGAACAACATGGCAATATCAACATTATCAAAATTTACAGTACCTTTAGCAAACGACCAGAGCTCAGCATCACAAGGTTTGTTGATGCCAAAACTTCAGTATCGTTTCAGAGCAATCCTGGAAAATTTTGGAGTATCAACACCAAGATCAGAACTTACAAAACAAGTAATAGATATAACAAGACCTAACTTATCTTTCGAGAAAGTAACACTAGATGTTTACAACTCAAAAGTTTATGTTGCAGGTAAACACACTTGGGAACCAATTACAATCAACCTAAGAGACGATGTTAACAACTCAGTAAGCAAACTGGTTGGTGAACAGATACAGAAACAGTTTGATTTCTTTGAACAGTCAAGTGCGGCATCAGGCATTGATTACAAATTTACAGGTAGAATTGAAATGCTAGATGGTGGTAATGGAGCAAGTGCTCCGAACATTCTAGAAACATGGGAACTTTACGGTGCTTATGTTGAATCAGTTAACTACAACACATTAGCATACAACACATCAGAACCAGCAACTATAACATTGTCACTAAGTTACGACAATGCAGTACAAACACCACAAGGTACAGGAATTGGAACGGCAGTAGCTAGAACAATCGGTACACTTTCAACAGGTGGTGGACAGTAATTACAAGTTTAGGGTAGCAATTATAATACAATGAAAGCGTCTTTATAGGCGCTTTTTTTGTGACTATAAATAACAGTATGCCAAGCATAAACAATTTCTTACAAGGTTTCCAAGACGGTCTTCCAGGGATGAAGGACTACCAACACGCTTCTAGATTATACGTAGACGACAACTTCAAACTGATGCCGAAACAGAAGTTTCTGTATCATGTAAATTTTATAACAAATGATGTTGTTAGTAATAATCCTTTTACAGACGCAGAAAAAATTCAACTTAACATGCTAGTAAAGGCATGTGACCTTCCGAGATACAATTTAAACTACGAAGAAAAAACACAGTACAATAAGAAAATGTATACAGGAACACGTATCTCTTATGATCCCGTTAACATAACATTCCATGACGATCATGCTGATACTGTTAATGCTTTCTGGAAGAAATACTACGAATATAATTTTGCAGATGCGGCCAATATTAATAGTCAAATGTCACTTTCGATGACCAAAGACGATTACTATGATCAGTTTGGTAGTAGAAGATATAATAAATTTGGGTTGGATACTCCAAAACAAAGAAAACTTCCTTTTATAAAACAAATAGATATTTTTGTATTGCACAAAAAAAGATTTACTTCTATGTCGTTAATTAATCCTGTTATAGGATCTTTCAATCACGATAACGTTGACCAAGCAAACGGACAAGGCGTGATGGCAAATACAATGCAGATATTATATGAGACTGTGGTATATGGAGCAGGAACAATAAACAGGGGAGACATGCCTGGATTCGCAACAATAAATTATGACCAGTCACCATCGCCATTGTCGGTACTGGGAGGTGGAACACAATCTATATTTGGGCCGGGTGGTGTTGTTGACGGTATTGGGTCTGTCATAAGGAATGTGAACGAAGGGAATATACTTGGTGCAATATTAGGTGCATCAAACACTTACAGGAATGCTAAAAAAATTAAAAAGAGAGATGCTAAAGAAGAACTAAAAGGTATTGCAAAAAAAGGTGTACTTGAAATAGGAAAACAAGCAGGTACAATTTCAAATCCTGTAGCAAACTTTACAGTAGGATCGGCGGCGGCATTAGCGGCTGGTATATACACAGTAGCAAGTGCTAAAGGTCTTGCCGATAACAGAACTCCACAAAACAACAGAGTAATTAATAATCCATCACCGGACTCTGTGAATTTCTTAACAGCCGATGAGGCCTATAATCTTGTAACAACAAATGATATAGCTAAAGAATCTATTGCGGCAGGGATCTACTACAAAGACATTGGTTCTAGAACAGGACTTACAGTTGCAGAAAGTGATGTAGAGTATTCTAATGCTTCGGACTCAACAAAAACAGTTTACGAATCTAAAGCAGTCACAGATATCAGGAAACTAGTTACAGAAGGATATGTAAAAATTGAAAGACAAACACAAAACGTGTCAATAGCAACAGAGAAGGCAAACTTATAATGGCTGAATTTTATACAAACTTACCACCTAAAGACAAAGATAATTTTGATAAGACTGTTGAAAAATTAACAACAGGAGCATACCAAGAAGAATACCAGTTCACTGCTGGAGAGTATGATTCTACTATCGCATATTTTGTAAAGAGGGGATTTTCAAGAATGGCGGCAGAATCTACTGCCTATGCTATTTTGTCTCAGGCAAAGATAGATGATGTCAAACCTCATGAAATTTTAGACATAATAGGAACAGCCGATCCTGTTAAACTCACCGAGTTAATAACAATCATATTAAATGCCAATAGATACAAGTCTAGTAGGTTGGGCGTAAGACAAAATCGTACCACAAAGGATACAGTATCTAGAAACATCATAGACTAATGTTACCTAGATTTGCAAGGGGTAAGTTTTCTCCTAAAAACGGTGACAAGTATGTAGGACTTAAAACACCAACGTACAGATCAAGCTGGGAACATTCATTTATGAGATTGTGTGACGAACATCCTAACGTGTACAAGTGGGCAAGTGAAAGTATCAAGATTCCTTACAGACATCCGTTCACAGGCAAGTACACAGTGTACGTTCCAGATTTTTTTATTGTGTATCAAGACAAAAGCGGAAAGAAACACGCAGAAATGGTAGAAGTAAAGCCTGCCTCTCAAACAACAATGGAAGCGGCTGGTAAAAGTATGGCGAAGAAAAAACAAGTGATTATCAATCATGCCAAGTGGGAGGCCGCAAGTGCCTATGCCAAACAGAACAAGCTACGATTTAGGGTTGTGTCAGAAGACCAACTTTTCCACAATGGCAAGCGTAAGTAAATAAAACAATGACAAAGAAACTAGAGGATATCCTCAATTTACCAAATGTTAAAGAAGAATTCAAAGAGGTAGATAAGAAGGAAAAAGATAAGAAATTGAAAGAGACTGCCAATGGTGGTACCTCTGTTTCAGCGAAAAATTTAGACCCAAAGACACAAGAAAATCTACAAAAAAGTTATGCGGAGTTTGACAAGATAGCGGCATCACTGCCACAGGTAAAAGGTCTGGGAGAATTGTCTGATCTTGAGTTAGACAAGTTGGCAATAGAAGCAGAAGAGAGCTACAAGAACTTAATGGATCTAGGGATGAATGTTGACTCACGTTATTCTGGACGTATTTTTGAAGTTGCCAGCAGTATGTTGCGTAATGCCATAGATGCAAAAGGGTCAAAGATAGACAAGAAACTAAAAATGGTTGAATTACAACTGAAGAAGCTGAAGCTGGACAAAGACGGCAATAAGGACGGTTCTCCAATAGAGGAAAGCGACGGATTTGTCATATCTGACCGTAATGAATTAATGAAGAAGTTATTAAAAAAAGACTAAATATTGCATATGAGCACATTCACACAGTATCTTACAGAAGCGGCCAAGTCATATGATTACAAAGTCAAGGTGGCAGGCACAATAGCAGACGATTTCAAGAACAGAATGGAAACTGCACTACAAAAATTTGAATTGGCTAAACTTTCAGCTGGCAAGAAGACCCCGATACAATCAATGCCTCTAGACTTCCCCCGATTATCCAATGAGGAAGTAACAATATTTGACGTGACAACAAATTATCCGTGTTCAACAAATGAATTAACAGAATATCTAGCAGACTACATGAACATAAATGTGTCAATGATTGTTGTTAGAAAGCCAGGTGAGCCCACAGAAGAATACCAAGACGAAATAATGAAGGCAGGTAAACCAAACGAATATGCAAACAAGTTAAAAGACGTAGAAGCTAAATTTCAAGACCATGATGTTAAGCCAGAAGAACACTTTGGTGACAAGTACAACATGAGCTTAATGAGAGAACTATTAAAAACTAAAACTGATAAAGGTGCTATAGAAAAAGGCACAGACAACGGAGTTGGAAAAATAGCACCAAGTGAAGATGATAAAAAAGCAGGGTCGCCAATACACACAGGACCTGGACCAGTGAAAGGAAATCCACACCCAGCAACACTACAAGGTTTCAAACAATAAGGATATAAGTTATGGAAATGATCGACGTATTAAAAAAATTAGAAGAAATTGCACAGACTAGACCAGAGCTAGTGGCAGATGCGGTAGATAATGTTTCAAGAACTAACCCAGCAGATGTTAAAGAAGAAAACAGTTTAGTTGCAGGTAAAGAAGTTGAAGCGGCTGTAGATAATAAAGATTTAACAATGAAAGAATATGCAGGAATGTCAAAAGGAAAGTCATTTGTAGACTTTTTAAAAGCACAAGGTAAAGACATTTATAAGTTAAGTTCAGATGAGTACAGCGAGATGGCACAGGCTTATGCTGAATACAAAAATGCAACTAAAGACGAAGTTAAAACATCAGAAGGCGGAATGTCAGATGTACACATCGGTGCTCAAGAGGCACTAGGAGAATTCCAAGACGAAGACGGAAATCTTAAAATGCCAAGAAGAGATGTTGTTGCGGCACTAGTTAAAAAATCAAAAGAGATGCCTTTTCCAGATTCATACGAATATGAAACAGCGGCTAGAATGGCGGCTGATGATTTTGATGACAACGGTCAAAAAAACGCAGATATGGAACCTGCAATGGACTCAGAACAACCAGCACAAGAGCCAGAAGCAACAGAAGGTAACGAATTTTCACAAGCAGTAGTACAAGCAAAAGCATCTGGTATGAAAGCAGGCGACAAGTTTAAAGTTGGAGACAAAGAACACACGTTAAGAGATAGCGATTTTGAACAGGTAAATACAGACACTATGAAAACAGAAAAAACAGAAGGTAAAATACCAGCAGGCTTAAAAGCATACCAAGATAAAAAAGCAGGCAAAGAAGACAAAAAAGAAACTGTAAAAGAAGCAGTACAGATTTCAACAGATTCACCACAAGAAGCATCAATGATGATGCAACTTCTAAAACTAGCAGGTGTACAACCAGTTGATCAAGCTATGATAAATCAAGAACCTGAGCATGGTTCAGACATGGATCCAGGTGCGTTGAACAAGCAAATGGATGTTCCAGATGATGATGCTATGGGCAGTATGCAGATGGGCAGAATGAGAGACATGATGACTGCACCAGCAGAAGAGAAAGCTGAAGAAACATTTGCGAATTCAATGGGTGATGAGAAAGAAGAACCAAAATATCAAGACACAGACACATTGGTAAATTTCCATTCGGGTGGACTTAACTCACAAAAACAACAAGTGAGAAAAGAATACCCAGGCGATAATCCACTTGCAGTTAAAGAAGATACTGTAAACGAAGAGGATCTAGCTAACAGTTTAAGAACACAGTACGAAGGTTTCAAATCACAGTACCAAGAAGCGACAAAGAAAGCTAAACCTGACTTCTTGGACATGGACAAAGACGGCGATAAAAAAGAACCAATGAAAAAAGCCGTTAAAGATAAAGAAGCAAAATAACTTACTTTTCCTAGCACATTATAAGCGTTAAATAGTATTACTATGGCGTATGTATCATTAGACAGCGATCAAATTAAGAAGGCGCACAAGAAACACAAGTATACTAAAACTCAAGTATTACAACTTGAGCAGTGTATGGATGAAAAATCAGGCCCACTATTCTTCATGAAAACATTCATGAAGATACAGCATCCTGTCAAGGGTTCAATACCTTTTCATCCATTCCCATATCAAGAGAGACTGATAGCCAGCTATAACGATCACAGATTTTCAATTGCCATGTTACCCAGGCAAACAGGTAAAACTACCTGTGCATCAGGTTTCCTTATTTGGTATGCTATGTTTAGACCAGATTCACAGATATTAATTGCGGCACACAAATACGCAGGTGCATCAGACATCATGTCAAGGGTACGATATGCTTATGAGATGTTGCCCAGCTGGATCAAAGCAGGTGTAACACAGTACAACAGAAACAGTATAGAATTTGACAACGGTTCAAAGATATCAGCAACCACAACAACTGAAAACACAGGACGGGGTATGTCACTTACGCTAGTTTATTGTGATGAGTTTGCATTCGTGCAACCACCTGAGAAAGCCAAAGAATTTTGGACATCACTATCTCCTACATTATCAACTGGTGGTAAGTGTATGATAACAAGTACTCCCAACTCGGATGAAGATCAGTTCGCCATGATTTGGAAAGAAGCCAACAAAAGATTTGACGAATATGGTAACGACAATATTATAGGAACTAATGGTTTCTATGCCATGAAAGCACATTGGTCAGAACACCCTGACAGAAATCAAGAATGGGCAGACGCAGAGAAAGCCAGAATTGGCGAAGAAAGATTTAGAAGGGAACATGAATGTGAGTTCTTGATCTACGACGAGACACTTATTAGTTCTACAACACTTATGGATCTTGAGGCCGCAACACCTGTCGAGACAACAGGTCAAGTACGTTGGTTCAAGAGACCCACACCGGGAATGACTTATCTAACAAGTTTAGATCCTGCTATGGGAACAGGTGGTGACTTTGCCGCTATACAAGTTTTTGAACTGCCTACATTTGAACAAATTGGTGAGTGGCATCACAATACAACACCAATGAACCAACAGGTTAGAATATTGCAAGGTATTAACAAACATATACATGATGCAATAATGGAAAAAGATTCTACTGCGACTCCGCAAATATTCTATTCAATGGAGAATAATTCGATAGGCGAAGCGGCACTATTAAGAGTAATGGACATGGGAGAAGAAAATATACCAGGTATGTTTTTATCAGAACCTATAAGGAAAGGACACAGAAGAAAATTTAGAAGAGGGTTCAACACAACTGCCAAACACAAAATTGATGCCTGTACCAAATTTAAAGAACTTGTCGAAGGCAATAAAATGAAGTTAAACTCACAGTTGTTGATATCGGAACTAAAGGACTTTGTTGCTTCGGGGATGAGCTTTAAAGCAAAACCTGGACAGCATGATGACCTAGTTAGTTCTTGTTTATTAATGACACGTATGATAAAAACATTAGCAGATTTTGATCCTAAAATATTTGAAAAATGGACCAACAGAAGTACAGAGCAAACAGCACCGATGCCTATCTTTGCAAACCTATACGGATAATAAATACACTATATGAACCCTAAAACATCCAACGATTTATTCAACAAAATACGTTCACAGTTCTCTAACATAGAGATAGGAGATGAAACGGGTCAACCCACAGCAGATTCATCACAAGCAGTATTTTTTGACTTTGAATTCAAAGAAGATGCAGACACTTTTGGACGTGTTAGTGTATCATTAGCAGACGGCGAGAGTATGAAAGTATTCTACAACAGAAATCTAGTAGACAAAATAGACGAAGATAGCAAAGACGAATGGTTTGCATTCCTTAGAGAACTAAAAGACTTCGCTATTGAACACCAATTGAGGTTCGATGTTAGAGATATTACTAAAAACAACCTAACGAAGCAGGACTATGAAAATCTTGCAGATACGAACAAAACGGTAAATACTGATGAAATGTCAGAAGAACTAAACAGAATTACTAAATTAGCAGGTGTTGAAAAGGCGCCGGTTGCAGAAGGCCTAAGAGGCACATCAAAAAGTTCATTTGAGAACCTAGATAAAACAAGATTAATAATCAGACACAAAGGAAAAGTTGACGAGACTGTTCCGGGTGCAAGATCAAGACAGATACAATCACTTTATATTGAAAACTCAGATGGTGAAAGATTCAAGTATCCACTAACACACCTAGCAGGTGCGAGAGCCATGCAAAGACACGTGTCAAATGGTGGAAGACCTCATGACGATTTTGGACAACACATTATACAAACTTCGGAAGATATAGCGAAACTAAACTCATTCTCAAGATATGCATCTAACAAGGATCAATTAAATGATAATGCTAGTGACATGATAGAGAAAACAAAAATGAAATTAGAGAACTTAAGAACATATGTAAAAAATCTAAGCAAACAATCGCACTACGATGAAACAGTAAAGAGCTTCAAGACAGCGGAAGATAGAGTTTTAGATGATGAGACAAGAAACACATATAGAGAAAAGTTCACTCTTAAAACGTTGGACGACAGAGTCGAAGAAGCACTTCCGGTTATACACAGATTAATGGCAGAGTATGACGACGAGGAAGACCAAATGCCTAAAGACAAAGACGTACAACCTACAGTTCTACCAAAAGATGCCGATCCTATCAAAGCAGAACCCGAAGCACAGGTAGACCACGGTGCAGTAGTACAAAGTTTCTTAACAGACCCGGAAGCGAAATTGGTTCTAAGGAAAGATCCTACAGCGGACAAGATGTTAAAAAACACAAAATTCAAAGACAAGAGCACAATGCTTGGTTCAATACTTTCAGACATAGCATCAAGAATGTTGTCCAAGACTCCAGAAGAAGATAGAATTGCCAACTTTGCTAGTAGAGTAGCAGACGGTATAGATCAAGAAGGAGCAACTTCATTCAAGCCAGGTCCAGACTACAACAGCAATAAGAAGATTGCAGTGCAGTTAGCAAAAAGATATATTGACGACTACAAGAAAATGCAATCAGATCCTGCATACGCAGATGCAGTGAGAATGGATCCTGCCGAATACTCACCTAAAAAGAAAAGAAGCGGTGGAGTACATGGAGAAGGTACAGAAGCATTTGAATCTTGGGTAGACGAAACAATAAAACCGTTTACACCAACAGTTGAAGACGAAGTTAAAGAAGAGAATCAACTAGAAGGGTTGACTTTTGAAGATATCAAACCTTATGTTTCTATGTACACAGACAAAGATGGTAAGAAAGTAAATGCTGTGCTAGACAAAGACGGCAAAGAAGTTTTCAAAACACATGACGCAAAAGCGGCCATGGCTTACCTTTCACAGAACTACGATAAACTTAAAAAAGAAGATAATGCTCCAGACATGGTTGTTAGAGATCCAGATGATGAAGCAGAGGACAAAGAACAAGAAATAGCAAAAGATCAAGAAGAAGCAGAAAAGATCAATACTGAATTAGACAGAATTAAGCATCTAGCTAACATCTAATAATAAAACCTCCACATTACCAATAATAGTAGTAGACAACTGATAAATATAGTTGTATATTATGTACTATATGTCTAATATACATTTAGGCAACTTAAAACAAACATAGGCACACAAGGAGGCTTACATTATGGCTACATTGGCTGAAATAAGGGCGAAGTTAAAATCCCAAGAAGTGAATCGCTCCACTTCCAACACAGGCGGAGACAACGCCATCTATCCACATTGGAATATAGCAGAAGGATCAGAAGCAGTACTTAGATTCTTGCCCGATAAGGATACAACAAATACATTTTTCTGGACTGAAAGAAACATGATCAAATTACCTTTCGCAGGTATTAAAGGTCAGACTGACTCAAGACCAGTACAGGTACAAGTACCGTGTATGGAGATGTATGGCAAGACTTGCCCAGTACTAACGGAAGTTAGACCATGGTTCAAAGACAAGAGCATGGAAGACATGGGTAGAAAATATTGGAAAAAGAAAAGTTATATTTTCCAAGGTTTTGTTACAACAAATCCGTTGGCAGAAGACACAACACCTGAGAATCCAGT